GGGCTGTCCCAGTAGAGGGACACCCACACATCCACCCAGCCCACGCGGGCAAGGGTGTCTGCGTCTAAAACGTCTATTCTCATAGCGGTTCGGGCAGGATGCCCGCCTCCATCGGGTAAAAGCTGACGGATGCCTGCAGGTAGCCGGATCCGTTCTCGGCCTGCATGGAGAGCACGTTATCGCCGGGCTGCAGCTCGGTGAGGGTGCTGTCCTCGTCCAGCTTGGAGAAGATGTTCTCGGTCACGCCTGCCCGGGTCAGGGTGCATGCCAGCCGGTCGGATGTGCTGCGGTAGATTTCCAGCGTCTCGTCCGGCTGCAGGGTCAGGTCAAAGCCGATGAAGGCCCCGGTCTGCAGATCCACCACCTTGGGGTGTGTCACCGGCATGTCGCACCGCAGGGTGGCCGTGAAGGGCACCGGCAGTGAACCGTCGTTGCGCAGCACCGCCGCCGTGCCGCTTGATGCCGTAGATGTGGCTGTCGTAGCAGACAGGAAAGCGGAACGCCTTTTCGTACCCGCCCAGCACACTGCTGACGGCGTTGAGGTCGTACCAGAAGGGCTTTTCGCTGTAGAGCATGAGCGAACAGCGCGGCTGCGGCGTGTAGCTGGAAAAGTAGGGCGTTTTCTGCAGCACGAACCGGGTGAAATAGTGGTCGCCAAAGTACAGGGTGCCCTTGGTGAAGTAGGGCAGCTTTTTGCTGAACGCCCGGGCATTGTCCAGCGCATACGCGCCCCAGAACACGACCGACAGGGTGCGGGACACGCCGGAGACGCTCTGACCCTCCACGGTGTCGCCAATCTGATTGACACCCTGCGCGGTCTGCAGGTCCACATCCACCCCGTTCAGCGGGTCGAGAAAGTAGGGGGCATCGTAGTCCCAGCCCAGATGCAGGACGGCACCGGCATCAGTCACGATCTTGAGATGGTCCTTAAATAGCACAGTGTCCTCCTTTCATCGTTTGCGGGCCTTGGCCTTGTCGGCTTCCCAGCGGGCTTCCCGCTGCTGTGCGGCTGCGGTGTCGTGGCCGTTGTAGAAGTTCTGGGTGATGTTGGTATCGCCCTCCCGGTGGTAGCTGTTGGCAGCGGACACCACCTGTGCGGTGCCGGAAGCGGCCACGGTGCTGCCCAGACGCATGTTGTCGGAAAGCACCAGCGCCCCCGCCTGCCGGATCATATCGGCAAGGGCAGAGTTGGTCTTTTCCAGCGCCTTGGTGTTGGCGTTGATGGCATCTTCCAGACTGCCGGTGCCGGTGGTGATATCCACGCTTCCCATGCCGCCGGAGCCGGAGGACCCGCCGGAAGAGCTGCCGCGCCCGGACGAACCTTTCTTACTGAAAGAGCCGCCGATCGAGGCAACGATGCCCGCGATGACGGCAGCAAGGGCTACGCCCGCTGCGATCATCAGCAGAGCCTGCGGAGTGCCAAAGCCGGTAGGGAACAGCGCCGCAGCGATGGCATCCAGCATTGCTACGAACGCGCCGCCGATAGACCCGATCAGGCCGCCCAGCGAAGCAAGGATCTCCGGGAATGCAGAGATCAGGCCGCCTTTCATGCCCTGACTGATGGCAAGGGCCGCACTCTGCAGCGGTGTTTTCAGCCCGCCGAAGATCTCTATCAGGGTGGAGCCGAGGCCCTGTGCCTGCTGCCAGACCTCAGAGAAGCCGCCGGTCAGGCCGTTCACGATCTGCCCGCCAAGGTCGATAGCTCCCTGCACCAGCTGATCGCGGGCACCGCCCAGCGCTTTGTTGAGCTTAGTCACGATGCCAAGGGCAAAATCATTGACCTGCTTTTTCTGGTCGGCAGTCAGACCGTCGTAGATGGTGCTTGCCACCCACTTGCCGATGCTCAGCCAGTCCTGATTCTTGACGGCGGTGTACAGATCATCGAAGGTGCCAAGCATGCCGGTATCTGCTTCGGTCTGCAGCTCCTTCCACAGGCCGTCGAAGGTGTCCGCGCTGGACTTTTTGATCTGCTCAGCCACCTGCACGGTGCCGTCGGCGGCGACGGTCTTGATCTTCTCCACCGTCACAAGGGCACCGTCCACCACGTCGTCGTAGACCTCGGTGATGACCTGCTTCTGGGTCTCGGTGCCGTCGGTCAGGGTCTCGGTGACGGTCTGGGTGGTGGTCTTGACCCCGTCTGCCAGCGTCTCGAAGGTGGAAGTGACCGTCTTGGCGGTCTCGCGGACGGTCTCCATGGTCTGCTTGACGGTCTTGGTGCCGTCCGCAGCCACCTCTGTGATGGTTTTGATGTCCTTCAGCACACCATCCACCATCTGCCGGGAAGTCTCGGTGATGACCTGCTTTTGCTGGGTCTTGCCGTTGGAGAGCGTTTCGGTGATGTTTTCGGTGGTGCGGGTGATCTTGCCGTCGATTTCGGTCGTGGTGTCCGAGATGGACTTGACTACGGACGCAGTGACGGCTTTGGTGCTGGCGCTGGCCTTTTTGCCGGAGGTGCTGACGGCGGATGCGGCTTTGCCTGCGGACTGGGAGATGGTGGAGGCGGCTTTCTGGCTTTCAGCCGCTGCAGCCTTTGCTTCGTTCTGGCGCTCAGTCCAGCTCTTGTTGCTGATGCCCTTGCCTGCCAGTGCGTCCTGATGCCGCTGGTCACGGTTCATTCCTTTGCCGTTGTAGGCTGATGCCACCGCAGAAGCAGCGCCGGACGCGACGCCGGTGGTGGCGGCATTGCTGGCCGTTCCAACGAGGTTGGCGATCAGGCCGGACACCCACGAGGTGAGCTTGCCCCACATGCCTGCAATGCCGTTGATGATGCCCTGAACGATGTTCTCACCAATATGGCCGAACTCGTCCATGTTTCCGTCCCAGACACCCACCAGCTTTGCGATGCAGGCGAGGGCTGCTTCGGCCAGATTTTCGATGCTGCGGATGATACCGTCCACCAGCGTGGTCAGCATAGCTGCACCGCACTTGAGGATGTCCGGCAGATGGGCAATCAGAGCAGCTGCCCATTTGGCGATCAAGCCAGCCGCCGACGTGATGAGCTGGGGCAGTGCTGCGGTGATGCCGGTGATAATGCTCTCCACGAATTGGACACCCTTATCCATGATGTCGTCAGCGTGGTCGCCGAGGTAGTTCACCAGCTCGGAGATAATGAGTGCTGCGCAGACGATCAGCTCCGGCAGGTTGTCGATGATGCCCTGCGCCAGAGTGCCTAGCACTTCGCCTGCGGTGTCCAGCATTGCGGGCATGGCGTCAGTCAGGCTTTGGGTCAGCTGAGTAATGATGTCCACGCCGGTCTGCATCAGGCCGGGCAGCTGCTCGGCAATGCCTGCCGCCAGATCGGAGATGATCTCTCCGGCAGCGGCCAGCATGGCTTCCGGCCCGCCCTCAGACAGGGCGGTGGTCAGCTGGGTGAGACAGTCTGTGCCCCACTGAGTGGCATCGCTCAGAGAGGATTCCAGCGAGTCATACAGGGTGATGCCAAAGTTCTGGGCAGCCGTCTGCATGGTCTCCACCTTGTGCTGAAAGGTGTCGGTCATGGTCTCGTAGGCGGTCTCGGTAGCGCCTGCGCTGTTCTGCATCTGGCTGAGCACATCGTTGAAATGTTCAGCGCCGCCGGATGCTAGTGACAATGCACCGGTGCCTGCTTCCACACTCGACCACAGACCTGCAAAGGCAGTGCTGCTGCCGCCGACACTCTGATACAAAATCTGCAGAACATCGCCTAGGCTCTTGCCTTCAGCATTCAGCTGAGCAAAGCTCTTGCCGGTCTGTTTCTGCAAAATTTTGCCGACAGTAGAACCGGCATCGCCAAGTTCGTTGAGCATGGACTTGGTGTAGGTGGTGGCTTCTGCCGTGGCAATACCATTTGCGGTCATGACGGCCAGACCACTGGACAGATTTTCGACGGTCACGCCATACGCTGCAGCCAGAGGAATGACCTTGCCCATGCTGGACGAAAGCTCATCCACGCTGGTTTTGCCCAGATTCTGGGTGGTCAGCAGCACATCCGATACATGGGTGGACTGATCTGCACTCAGGCCATAGGCATTCAACGCGGTGGTCAGGATATCGACCGCCGAACTGCTGGAAGTGAAGCCAGCAGCAGCCAGCTTGGAAGCCTGTCCGGCAAAAGCTACGGCGTTTGCCGTATCCTGTCCGGCGCTGATGGCCTGATAGGCTGCTTCGGCAATGTCTGCGGCGGCAACGCCCATGCTGCCGGATGTATCAAGGATCTGTTTGTTCAGATCGCCCACAGAGACCTTGCTCGTGTCGGCGATGGTGCTGACCTTGGCAAGGGCTGTCTCGAACGATGCACCAATATCGACCGAGGAAGTCACCAGCTCGGCCATTTTGCTGCTGGCCGATTTTACAAAGTCAGCAATCAGATTACCAGCAGCCACCGTCATGCTGGAAATGCCATTGGTAAAACCGCTGGTATCCAGTTTGGTGTTGCCGGTAACATCAAAATCAAATGCCACTGTGTCCACCTCTCATTCGGAGCGCGGGCACAAGGGCACAGGCTGTTATAACTTGATCTCTACCTCCCGCTTACAGGCGGGATTTTTGCATTTTACCCACAGGCCATGGGCGGATGCGGCATTTTCTGCCCACACCGGCAGCGCCCGCCCGCAGTATGGGCAGGGTACCGGGGCGCGGCTAATGCCGGAACCGCGCAAGGAACGCAGCGTCATGCTCTTCGACCGAAACGACACGGGCAGCACCCCCTCTCAGCTCAGCAGGCAGGGCAAAGCGCTCCTGCAGGTCGGCGTAGCGGTCGCGCATACTGCCCTCGTACTCGGACAGGTCCATGGTGCGCCAGCTCATGATCTTGGCTATGAGGGTATCCTCCGGCAGGGCGGCGAACAGCGCCCGGAACCGGAACCAGTGCACCTTTTCGCGGGTCAGGTCGATGCCGTAGGCCTGCTGGAACGCCGCCACGATGTAACCGGCATCACACTGGTAGTCGAAGGCAAGACCGGAAGAGGGCGCGGTACTGCTTTCAGCTGCGGCGCTTTCGGCTGCTTTTTCGCCCGCCTTATAAAACTCGATCATGTACCCGTAGGCGTCGATGATCTTCTGAGGGTCGTTCAGAAAACAGTGTGGGTCTTTGTAAAAACGCCAGAGGGCGCTGACCGCAAAACCGATGGGATCATCTCCTGTCTGGCCGCGCACATAGGTGTTGACCAGCCAGACCATGGGCCGGAAATCCGGGATGATCTCGTATCCATGCCACCGGGTGGGCAACTCGTCCAGCAGCAGATCAGACATGGCGCTCTGCGGCGATCTGCAGTGCGTATGCCGCCAGCTGCTGCATGGCATCAGGATCATCCCGCAGGGCATTCATAGCCTGCCGGGCATCGATCAGCCGCTCTGTTTTCTGCTTTGCGGATACCTGCGCATCCACCCGCTCCACCATCCGGGAGGCAGGCGGTGCGGGATAGCTTACAGGCGGATTGTGCTTGCCCTTTTTGGCCTGTGCGCGGCGCTGCTCCCGGTTCATGAGCTGGGCAGGCTTTGCGGCATAGCGCTGTTTCTCGGCGGCAAAGGCATTGCCCAGCTCCTCGATCACGTCATAGATGGGGGCCATGTTGTTTTCATCCAGTCCCAGACGGGCGGACGAGCCTGCACCGAGGATCTCGTCGATGCAGTCCATGGCAATGCGTGCCTGTGCACGTGCATGGTCGCCCAGACGGACACCGCCGCGCCGGAACTGCTCCGACTCCTCGGCGCTCCGGCGCTGCATCCGCTCGTTGGCATCCTCAAAGCGGTCAAGGTCGTTGGCGTTCATCAGGGAAAATTCAAATTCCTGTCCACAAATAACCATATTCTGGCTCCTTTCTTGGGCCGTGCCCCGGTTCTGCCCCGGAGGAATAAGCTTTGTTCACGGCATAAAAGATCCCCGTTCCGGGTATGGAGCGGGGACTGTGTTTGAAAAAAATCAGCCCTTGACGGCCTTGACGGCCTTGGCAGGCTCAGCGGACTGGGTGGCGGGGTTGTAGTCAAACTCGTCCGGCGTGCCGATGGCCTTCACGTCGCAGGCAAAGGTGGCCTTGGAACCGGCTGCACCGCCTACGTCGCTGGTGACGATGATGGCAGCGCGGCCCTTTTCGCCCTTGCCGGTGCGCAGGCTGAAATAGATGTACGGCACGATGATATCGCTGCCGGTACCGTATACGATCTTGTGGCTCAGCACAAAATCCTGAAAAGCATCGCCCACGCAGCGGTCGCCGTTGACGGTAAGGGTGCGCTGGGTGCCGGTCTTTTCGGTGACGTTGCCGGTGCGGATGTACTGAGCATCCTCGGTGGTGGCGTTCAGGGAGCCGGAATGCTCCTTCACATGGTCGGCGCAGACGATCCACTGGCTTTCCTTGGTCTGGGTGCTCTCGATCTGGAACGCCAGCACAAAATCGTTCGCCGTCTCAATGCCGGTATACGACGCGCTGGGCGTGATGCCGGACTTGGTAAT